AGTAATAATTGTTTCCAAATTCTTCTAATTTTATCTAACATAGAAGTACCATATGGTAACTTTCTATCATCACCCAATAATCTAAAAAGTGCAATCTCCCAAGATTGGAATTCCATTTCTTTATTTTTCCATTGGAATCTCAATTCTCTACTTGGTATTTTTATATCTCTTTCGTTACCTGGTGTCTTAGATGCTGCACCTTCTATTCTTTCAATTTCAATGTTAGGTAATTGTTGACAACCGACAATACCTTTTTCAGGGTCAACTTTTAAATAAACAAAGTCGTCACCATACTTACATAAACCTCTTGTCCACATTTGTAGGTTAGTGTTTATGTCTAATTTTTCTTTGAATAAATCTTCAAGTAATCCCTTAACTCTATCTGATTCTGAGTATATAGTTAAAATTTCTCCCTTTTCTGATAATGTCGTAGATTCTTCTGCGTATATGTCAAGAGCGGCGGATATCTCGGGAGTAAATTCCATTGATTCGTAATCATAATATGCCGCTAACCTATTCGGTTCATAATAAACAGATTGATTATAAAGTGATTGATCAAGTTTTGTCCACTTGTCGGCAATATATTGTGATTGTTGAGCTTGAAGTAGGGCTTTTTCGTAATCTTCCCTACTGTCCGTTTTTAATAACTCATCTTTATTGAAATTAAAAGATGGCATGTTTTCTGGTTTTGTTTTACCAGGAAAACCAAATACCCTCGTTAATTTCTGAAAAACTGTAAGATTATAGTCCGCCATGTATATAAATAGTTTTGATTATAATATAAACAATTAATTTTAATTAGGAAACGTTTTTCTTCTTACCAAATAACCAAGAAAACTCTTCATAAGTCGATTTTGAGTTATTCATTGGGTTATTTTGATGGAAAAAAGACGGGTCTGTTTGCATCGAACCGATTGGGTCTAATGTACTTCCATATGAATAAAATGTTTTGTTTGGTTCATATGTTCTTTCAGACATAACCCAAGATTCCAACATTGCTTTATTTTTTGATTCGTTTCTTTGTAATTGATTAAAACAAATATCACCAGCGTATAGTGCCATAGAAAGACTCATAATTGCATCATCATGAGCACCCTTCATATGATCAGGTCTACCATTTATATAAACAAACGTATTCAATTCGTTTAATAATCTATTTGACCTAACCTGAAATCCCTTTCTTAATTGTTCTTCAAATGCCGCCACGATTTGTGTACGTTTATTGTTAAAATTTAGACCGGGTATTTTTTCCATAACCTTTTTATTGTACTCCCAAATATTTTGAGTATTGATACCGTCTATGTATAAATTTTTATAATTCATCTCTTGTAGTTTACGAGATGTTGCAATACCCATACCACCCGTAATATCAATTACAATAAATGCATCATATAAGACACCCCATTTATATGCAATTGACGCCAAATCGTCTGGTGGTATCTTTCCTATGTATTCTAAAACTTGTTCTCTATCGTCAAAATCGACAATATTAATTGATGAAAAGTCTTCACTATCACCTCTACTAACATCCACACCCATAATGTATCTATGACCTTCCATTGGTTCTTTCCATTGCCATAAAGTACCTTGCATGTATTTTTCTTTTGGTACTCTAATCATATTTTTAGCAATATATTCTTGTATATCGCCAGGGATAACACCATCACCTGAACCTAAGAAATCACACTCTAATTCCTGTGCAATTTTTCGTCTATCATATTTGAATTTTTTTGACATAGATTCAAACCAAGACGAAAAGGGTTTGTAACCCTGTTCTTCATATTCTCGATATTTGTCTATATCAAAATCGAACATCACAACTTCATCATCGTTATATTGTTCTCTATTTAACATATAATGACATATGTCACTACATTTAACCCATCTTAAATCTTTTGTATAACGAGGATCTTTAAACCAACGCAAATCTGTAATATGAAAATCATTCATTTTACGAATTGCTTGATCATAAACACCATAGTAAATTGGGTCGTAACCATTTGGTGTGGAAATTAAAATAATCTTACCACCAGTTGAAAGTGACGCCATAGATGCCGCCCAAAAATCTTCGCCAGCTTCAATATATGCCGCCTCGTCAAATACAAGAATGGTTGGTGTGTAACCACGAAGTGCGTCCGCCGATGTTGCCACAGCCTTTACTTCACAACCATTATTTAATTTAAATCTACTTTCAGAGTTTTTATCAGGATGAAACCCAACGTTAATCCACTCGGGCCATTGGTCTAAGAACATCCTAACTTTATTCGCCATTTCTATGGCGGTATCTCTTTTGTTTGCAATAATAAGAACACGTTCGGGGTTCTCTGGTTTTGCTAATTGTAATTTCCAAGATATCCACGCAGAGGTTACTGTTGATACACCCGCCTGACGATATTTTCTTGTGATATTTTCATTATACAAACTATAGTCCTTAATCAATTGAACTTGGTCTGGAAATAACTCTAAAGGAACAAACTTTTTTTGTGTGTTATCATATGTCTGTAGATATGTTTTCAACGCATATGGTGCGTCTTTCATAATCTTCGCATATTCCTTTAACTGTTCTAATTTTGAATTCATATATAATAAATACGAAAAAAGGTGGATTAACCACCTTCATTTATCTTACTGGTACTAATTCACCACCGTCGTCATCCTCCTCATCATCTTCGTCTGAAAATCTAATACCTAATTCGTCAAAATTTAAATTACCAAACATATTTGACAATTCTTCTCGACTCGTTTCATCAGTTGCATCATCTAAATCATCTCTAAACATTGCAACTGAATCTTCATACTCTTGATCATTAAACATTTTATTTATTCCGTCCATTAACTCATTCATCATTCTTTTTCCTCTATCCGAACCATTTAATACTTCTTTTAGAAAAACTAAAAATTTCTTAGCGGGTAATTTGAATATTTCAACAAGTAGATAATTTTGAAGTTCTACTTTATTTTCATCCGTTAAAATATCTTCAGGAAATTGACTTCTAATTCTATCCCATATCGCCGGTCCGAGTCTTAGGTCCCACATTTCTTTTTCTAATGTATCTTCAGACGATTCAACGTCTTCAAATCCTTCATCAGGTCTACCTTGTAATGCAAATAATTCTAATGTACCTTTAATAAGTTCATGAACTAACACAGGAAAATTAATTCCTCTCGCAATAACCTTACCCGGTCCACCTTCTTCTTCAGGTCCTTCCGCACTTTCTTTACCGGCTGCAGAATTACCAAGACCTTTAATTACATCATCACTTACTTGCCAATAAGTTAAATCATTAATTGACATTAGTGTACCGTATAAATTTAAGATATTTTCTTGACCCGTAATTTGTTGTAATCTTTCAGGAACTAAATGAAACATATAATGACCTTTCTTAGATGCACCTTGAATGATTGCGTTTATCATTCTTCTTTTTGCCTTTTCTAAGTCTAAACCTTGTAATTCGTTAAAAATCTCTATTTCATTTTCTATTTCAACCTGTTGTGAGTTTTCTTCATTGTCTTGGTCATGATTGAAATCATCCATATCAACTTCACCCATACCAATAATCTTTGCATCATATTCTATTGCACCTTCAGGAATCCCCATCTCTTTCATTACCAACTCAACTGCCAATTGTTCTAATTCCTCTCTATGATTACTTTCTATTTGTACAACCGTGTTATGTGCATTCAATAGTGTCTGTTGCAATTGCATTATACCCTCCATACCTCTTTGTACGGGTGATCTATCACCAAGATATCTTCTTAAGTTTGAAACAACTTGTCTATATCTTTCAGACGCTAAAACTTCTTGAAAGTTTTTGTTAGGTTCTTGACCTGTAGATGGTAATGGTACCTTTTTTAACGGTGTATCACCTTGTGAAAGTTTATCTTGTAAACCCTGATCTGGTCTATCAGGCGTATCAAAATCCATTGCCATTTCTTTAATATTGTTTTCTATTAAAGATAACAAATTTTTTTTACTTATTTGCATTTTCTTTTTCTTTTAACGCCTTTGGTTTAGATTTTTTACCGGGATCAGGAGAGTATGGAGTTTTTGGTTTTGTACCTGGATCAACTTTAGGTTTTGTTGGTGCAGGTTTTGTTGTTGGAGCCGCTTCTTTTACTTCCGTATTAGAAATTGCATCATAACTCATAAACTCAGGAATACCGTTGTGTCCTTTTTTAACATTTGGACCAACCTCAATCTCATTTAATTTTGTTTTAACTAATTCCATTATTTCATTCTTAGATGTAAATGAATGAAAATTACTTTCAGCTAATGAATTTAACCAATCTTTTACTTCTTTACCTTTTTTACCGACCTTCTTATTTTTCTTTTCTTTAGATAAACCGGCAGATGGTTTTTCTTCATAAACCTCAAAAGGTTTTTTCAATTTTTTTAACTCATCTTGAGTTTTAATATCAGTAGCAGAAACTTTGGTAATTCCTTCACTGATAATTCTTTCGTGCAAATCTGATAATTGTTTATCAGAAAATTTAACCAATGTTTTTTCAGAAAAACCTTCTTTTATTAGGGTTTCCACTATTTCATTTCTTTTCATGATTCTTTGAATTTTATTTCTTCTTTTAATAAGTGATAATTTCTTTGTTTTAGTTTTTTAGTAACCGATTCCACACTCTCACCAAATCTAAATGATAGTCTATCAAATTGGGTATCGAAATCAAATCTTTCCCAAGCCAATGCGATTACATTATCCACAGCATCAATAACTCCGAAATAATCGGAGTTTTGAATTAATTCTAAATCTAAATCTGTGTTTTTTAATAACCCAACTAAATCTACATATTCTATGTCTGGTGATTTACTTTGTTGGGTGGATGATGCGGGTATGACAAACCATTCCTCTATGTCAAGATCAGTTGATTTACTGAATATAAATTCGTACTGTTTTTGACCTTTGTAATCTGAACCAATTTCATTAACATAGATTAATACCATTATGAATTAAAATATTTACTTAGTGTTTCACCAACACTTCTGTTAATTTCATTTTTAATTTCATCCAAGTCAATCTCTTTTAAATCATCTTCATGACTCATTTCATCGATATCAGCGAATGAAGAAAGGTCAATTTCTTGTGTGTCTACCATATCAACCGGTGTATTAATAAACTCCTCCAAAGCGTCAATAGCGTCAACTTCACCTAAATCTTCTTCTGGTGCAGGCTCCTCAGCGGGAACTTCTTCGTCACCCATTTCAGGTTCTTCAGCAGGAACTTCTTCACCACTCATTTCATCTTCTTCTCTTTCGAACTTTTTACCTATCTCTTCGATATCTTCATCGTCTAATTTATCTAAATCTACAGCAGAGATTATCATATTAAGAACGTACTTAATATCATCACTCTCCATTCTATCTTTTTGATCTCTTAATTCTTGACCTAATTTTCCTGCAAATTTTTGAACTTCAGCCATGTAGTCTGAACGTTTACCTTCTTCATCTGAAGGTGCATCCATAGGAGGTTCTTCACCCATAGGAGCATCAACCGGTGGCATATCAGAAGGCATTGGTTCTGCTGATGGTTCCTCAGCTGGAACTTCCGCAGATGGTTCTGAAGGTAATTCAGCAGGAGCATCCATAGATGGTTCCATAGCTGGAGCCTCTTCTTGTGGTTTACTTGTTTTTAAAACATATTTTGTTGCTTCCTGTAATTCTTCTTGACCCTTTAACAACTCCAATCTTTTTAATGCTTCAGCGTATGATGAAAATTTGTTCTTATTTTTCATAAACATACCTCCGATATAATCTAAAGATTGTTCATTTAAACCTCTTTTTACATAGTATCCATCTTTTTCTTTAACGATACCATACATCCCACCTGTTTTAGTTTCAGAAACTAATTCAGGGGTAACCTTTGAGGACTTATTATTAGAATTCTTGTAGTATGTTAACTCGAGGATTCTTTTTAGTTTATCGTCTCCCGATAACTTTTCACTACCAATTGGTTTTAAATCTGCCATTTTTCAAAAATTAAGATTGACTTATTCTTATCCTATAAATACATAGATATATAGAAAAAAATAAGTCTCTTTACTGCGTTATGGACAATTTTTTGTCCGTTATGTTATTTTTTAAGTCTAATAATTTCTTTATATAACCATTTCTTCTCAATAACTTGAAGGTTAGGTTTTCGTATGAATACTCACCACCGGACTCCAATCCACTCTGTCTGAATTTTTTAAGTCTTTTTCTCAACTCCTCGATATTTTTTAAAGTATCGGGTTTATCACCCATAGAAACAAGATTATCTATCTTTTTCCCGAATTCTTCTCCCTTTTCTAATATTTTCCTATCATCAATATTTGGAGTTTCCTTTTTAGGTTCAACAACCCATTCATCATTTAACACAGAATAAACCCCTGAGGATATGTGTGGTTCGTTAACATCTTGAACATAAAGTTCAACATCAAATCCCTTAATTTTAATATTGTGTTTTTCATTCCAAACATTTTTTTTCGCATCAAAAAATTCTTTCATTATTGTATGAAACGCGATTGAATCCATCTCCTTTTTTCCATCCATTTCATCCATGTCAATCAAAATGTGTAAATCAACATCTGAATATTCAGACCAATTAAAGTTAGCCAATGAACCCGTTAAAACAATATCATGAATAAAAAACTCCACACCAAGTGAATCAATAAAGTTATCCGATATCTCTGATAGTCTTTTCTTGACATCGTCTCTCATTTTATATGTCTTATCGGTTCTTTTAAAAATATTTGGGCATAAGATATCCTTTGCACGAAAAGACTTGATAATTTTCTTATCTCCTTCCCTATCTTCAATCAATTCTTCAAATAGACTCATTTTAATTTGGTATACTTATAACCTCTAGAAATATTTTCGTTGAAGTATTTTCCTTGGGATTTTGCCATTCTAAATTTAGTGAATGATTCCCACGGAACATTATTATACTCATAAATAGACCCACTATTAAAAGTGACCACCAAATCTTTCGATTCTGTGTTGTACGCAGCAGATTTTAAGTTTGAAGACTCTATAAGAACCTCAATAATACTACCCTCAATTTTTTCTGATAAAATACCCATATTCTTTTTTATGAATAATATAACATATAAATATCAAATAAAAAACCCCACATTTGTGGGGTTTTGATTAGTTAAGTGAAATTAACCTTTCTAAAGGTTTTTTCTTGTCGATTGGTAGTAATAATTCTAATACACCATTCTCCACCTTACCCTCGATATCTTTTTCTTTTACATCTTCGGGTAAGAAATATGACTTTTTGAAACTATTAACAAAATAAGTTTTGTCTGTTTTTTCTTCTTTTTGGAAAGAAATTGTTAAGACACCTTCTTTTGTTGTGATTTTTATGTCTTCCTTTGAAAGACCGGGTACACTCATTACGAGTTTGTAATCATGTTCATTTTTAGTCACATTAACTTGTGGTGATGAACTACCAACATAAGATGGTTCGAAAACTTTATCGAACGCATCGAAAAACGGATCTTTAAATAATGTTATCATATGTTTTATATTTTTTCAACATTAATTACAAATTTTTTACCAAATGTCTAAAACTGACATTTAGACATTTGTTAGACATTTTTTTAGACATTTTGTCTTTATTTTGTTTTTAAATTTTTTAGTGTTATATTTGTTATTAAGAAAATTAAAAATTTATGCCAGTAGACTTCTTCGAAGACGGACAACCAGCAAGTCCAAGACGAGCACGTAAAGGTTCGGAAACCCCCATTTTAGATAATTTCAGTAGAGACTTGACAAGGTTAGCTGAAGAAGGTAAAATTGATCCTGTTATTGGTAGGGACAAGGAAGTAAAAAGAATATCACAAATTTTATCAAGGAAGAAAAAAAACAATGCCGTAATCGTGGGTGACGCGGGTGTTGGTAAATCTGCTTTGGTTGAAAAGTTAGCACTCTCAATTAAAGAAGGTAAATGTCCATCTAATCTAATTGAT